GCACACTAAGATTGCAGTTCGCAATACGCGTGGCTGGGCTGGCAGTGCTGCTCGTCAAGTCACGCGCCGTGCGCCGCGCCCAATGAAAAATAGTTCGGCCACCAAAGACTGGTCAAAGTTTGGATACTTGTAATGGCAAAAGTCAAACGCAAATCTACCAATTATGTTTTCACGCCTGCCCGACAAAAGGCATGGCGTAAAGCCGTTGAGGCATCAGCGAATAAGCGTAGAGGCGTGCGCCGTAACCCGCGTCGTCGTCGCTACAGTTCTGATCCGGTCAAGCGCGGTCAAGGTCGATCTGGTCTGACTAAAAACTTCACCCCATACGTGCGGATAAACAAGCGCAGCCAAACGCTGGGGTTTAACACAGGAACGGTCATTCCTGGCACCGGTAAGCGTTTAGCATTCGGAAACTACATCAGACTTGAGTCTACAAACAAACGCAATAATCCTGTAGATAAAGCAATGGGTGGTCTTTCGGCTCGCTTTGCCCAAACTGGAAAGCCAGCCGCAGTGAAGCGATACTTCACCAATAATGTGGAAGTGAGAAGCCCAGCGGTAAGGGCCAATGTTCCCGGTGGTCAACTTCGGCTAGGAACTTCTCGCGGTAGCGGAATGACAATTATTGCTCGTCGCGGAAAGCACAAAGCGATGGAGCGAAAGGCTCGCTCTGGCGTACGTCGATACGAAACAAGAATGCAAACAATCGCAGGAACTAAAATGAAAAAGCCTAGACCACAACGTCGCGGTCGATGATAGGCTGCAAAAATGTACCGGATTTCGGATGAGACTAACCCCGCTCATCCTGCCCATAACAATCATGTAATTTCTACCAAGGGCAGAAAAGCTGAGCGGGTTTGGTTTCCAGAAAGTCCGGTGCTTGAGTCAGTTCAACATGAGCTTATTGACATTTGTAATGACCATATGCGAGAGCGATGCGGATTTATTACTGATGAATGGGAAGTAGTTGAAGTATCTAACTCTCATGAAGAACCATATCGAAATTTTTATATGGACGATGAGGATGCTAAAGATGCCCTTCATTACATATACGAGAAGCGTAAAGATTCTGTAATTGCTATTTGGCACACTCATCCTAATGATGTGGTGTGGCCTTCCCCGCGTGACTTACGCGGGTGGCCGAATCCGAACCTTGGTTGGCGGTACTTGATTGTAACCAACAAGGAAGTTGTTGAATGGGAGCTAAGTGACTAGCCCCGGTTATCTTCAAGATGATCCTGACGAATTGAGGCGACGATGGCTGAACCGCTACATCAGAGTTCAGGCGAGAACGGACACCAGGGTCAGAACGGTTCTGATAGAGGGTGCGGAAGATGCTTACAAAGAGATAGAAAGTATGGCATCATCACGAACTTTCTCGGATGGTGTGAAACGTGCCCAGTTGCGAATGGTGATGCAGCAGGTCAGGTCGGTACTTAATGACGTTTTTGGACAGTTCATCCCAATCATTAACGATGGCTCTAAGCAAGCAGCAACAGCAGCAGTGGACGCATTCACCGAAACTGACAGACAATTTCTTGAGTTTGCTTTTGCACAAACTGCAAGTGCATCCGGAATCAGTGTTGCGGAATTTATTGAAGGCCAACGGAGAAGCGCAATGCTTGGGGTCGCTAACACGGTATCGCGACTCACTAGGTCAGAGCAGCCATTGTCAGGTCGAGTCTATCGGACCAAATATTTGGCGAATCAGTGGGTTCAGCGTCAGGTCAATTCCGGAATCTTGAGGAATGCTAGTGCTAAAGAAATTGCAAAAACTGTGCGAAAATCTATTCGACCATCGACACCGGGGGGTGTGTCGTATGCTTCGTTGCGACTTGCCAGAACGGAACTCAACAACGCTTTCCATGCCACTTCAATTGCTTTATCCGAAGATAGACCTTGGGTGGAAAGCATGGTTTGGAATCTGTCAAAGGTTCACGAATACGTTCCTGGTAACATTCCTGAAATATGTGAAGTCTACGCAAAACAAAATTTCAAAGTAGATCAAGTTCCCGCAAAACCTCATCCTCAATGCAGATGTTTTGTAACTCCGCAACTAGAACCACTTGATGTTTTTGTGAGACACTTGACAGCAGGGCAATATACAGATTGGATAAAGAATGCAGCGTAAAACTGTCAACCGGACAAAAGAAGGTGAAAAGATGGGCAAGCTACCCTTTCAGTTCAAGCATGATCCGCGCAACGTGGATTTCGCAACAGCACAGCAGGCTCTTCCGTTTTTTGGTGGCGTTGAAGAAGAGTCAACCGAAAGTGCTGTTGACGATACTTCCGCAGCAAGTACGTCAGAGTCAGTTACCACTGAGCCTGTCGCTAGCACTGAATCAGCCACAAACTCAGAACTTTCGCCAGAACAAATTGCTGACTTAATGAAGCAAGTTGCAGACTCTAACAAGCGGCTGATTGAGGTCAATACAAAACTAAGCGAATACGAGAGCAAAGAGAAAAATGCGGCTCGCGCTCAACAGACCCGCGAACAGGTGCTTGAACAAGACCTGAATGACGCGCAGCAGACAATTGCCCGCATGGATTCGGTGATTCGACAAACCGCTTTAATCAATGCAATTCAAGGTGCTAAAGACATTGAATTTCATTCGGCCAAGCATGTTCTGCGTGAACTTGACCCTAACGTTGTAGACCTTGACGTTGATCTAGAAAACGGTACTGCTACCGTTACTGGCATTGACGCTGAACTAAAGCGAATCGCCAGAGAGTGTGATTGGCTTGTTAAAAAGAACGGCATTCCCACACAGGGAATTGAAAAGCGTGCGCCTCGCGGATCAGGTGCCCCGCCGTCTTCCCCGAACGGTTCAAATGACAAAGCAAGTCGTCGTCAAGAACTGGTTAATCGTTATCCGGTAATTTCTCATGGACGCGCCGTATAACACACCGTGTTTTGTGCAAGTTATTTATCCAAAAGCTGATAGTATCGGCGTGAACAACCCCTATATGGAGGAATCACATGGCTCTCGCGACTAAGCCACGTTGGGACAAGTACGACGCTTATGTCGGAAACTACCGTGGCGTTCTGGCTGCTGACGTTAATCTGACCACTCAAGCAAACCAAGTTTTGGCTGTAGGCCACAACTCTAACGGCGCAGTCGTCGTGGGTGGCGGTCAGACTGGTGTTTGCGGTCTGATGATCATTCCGGTTGGTGTCGATATTCACGGTGATCTGCTTGACGGTGGTATCAACAACTTGGCCGGTGACCCAACGGATGTTGGGGCGCATGGGGAAATTACGAATTTTACCCCTTACGCTGCTTCTGGCACCGCTCCTGCTGCTGCGGCTGGCACTAACTACTACGGTCACGCTGACGGTTCTGTTTTGCCGTCAACGGCTGCCGGTGCGCTTTACGTTGGGCATACCGCAGAGTCCACTCGCCTTATTGTGGATGTTTCTGCTGCTGGCCCGACCGCGTTTATTACCAGTAACGTGCCGGTCAGCTTCGCAGGTTCTAGCAAGACTGCTGGACAAGTTGTTCTTACTTGGACTCCGGTTCGTAATGCAACTGGCTACAAGGTTCAGAAGTCAACAAATAACAGCACTTGGACTGCCGCTGGCACTCCAACTTCTGGTACGCAAACGGTAACCGGCTTGACCGCTGGTTCGGCAAACTACTTCCAGGTTGCCGCTACCGTTGGCGGGGTTGACTCCGCTTACTGCACTTCTGTCCAAGTTACCGTCCTCTAACACAGAACCTAATTTAGAAGGGAATGCCATGTTGGCATATCAGAAAAGCGGAATGCTGACCATTAATGGTGTTCCGGTTGGCCCGCTGTTTGGTGGTACTGCGCCAATTCGCCAAGAGGGAATTCTTACTCAGGGCGATTTGGTTTCGGTTACTTCGGACGGCATTGACCTCAACGCGCTGTGGAACTCATTTGCCGAATCGGTGATGATCTACAACGAGGCGATGGACGATCTGATCGCGCTGCTGACTTACCCGGTTACTACGCCGGTTGAGCCTGTGGTTCAGATCGGTGAAACCACGTTCGAAGAGGCCACCGAAATGGGTGTCCCGCGTGGTGCCGGTCTGCCCATCGAAGTGTTCCAGATGGGCTACGACCTGCGTCACTACGACAAGCGTAACGCGTTTTCGTGGATGTTCCTTGCCGACGCTGACGCTCGCCAGGTCGAGGCCATCCATGACGCAGTGCTGTGGGCCGACAAGCGACTTGTCTTCCGTAAGGTCATGGAGTCGATCTTCGACAACCGCACTCGCCGTGCCAACATCCGTAACCAGGCTTACAGCGTTTACCCGCTGTACAACGGTGAGGGTGTTGCACCCCCGCGTTTCAAGAACAACACGTTTGATGAAACGCACAGCCACTACCTGATTTCTAGCAACTCTGTTGTGGACTCTTCTGATCTTGAAGACCTTATGGAGAACATTGCAGAGCATGGTTACTCGCCCCAGGCCGGAACTGCGTTCCTGCTTTTGGCGAACAAGGCTGAAACGGATTCGATTCGTCAGTTCCGTCGCGGTGTTGTGAATAACAACGGCGCAACCGCTGGCTACGATTTCATCCCTTCGCCCACTCAGCCCGCAATGATTCTTCCGAATGCGGAAGGTTTGTTGGGCAATCAGCCTGCGCCTCAGTTTGGCGGTCTTGCTGTGATTGGTTCGTACGGCTTCTGGAATATTGTTGAAGAAGATTATATTCCGGCAGGCTACCTCGTCGGCGTTGGCTACGGCGGTCGATTCAACCTGGGCAACCCGGTTGGTCTGCGCCAGCACGCGAACCCGGCTATGCAGGGGCTTCGCATTCTCCCCGGCAACTACCAGCGGTACCCGCTGATCGACGGTTTCTATGCTCGTACTTTCGGCACTGGCATTCGCCAGCGCGGCGGTGCGGCTGTCATGCAGATTAAGGCCAGCGGCACGTACGACATTCCTTCGCAGTACAAGAAGGGTGGCGGTTTCCTGGTCTAGCTTCGGCTAGATCGGAAACTTCTCCCAAGAAAGGATTCGGAACATGGGCGTTCAGATTAATCTGAACAAGCGACTGACTGAAGATGAGAAGACCTATCTTCGGACGCGTGGTCGTGGGTACTTGATCCCCGCCAACGAGCGGCGGTTCGGGACCGAAGCGGAGCCGCGTGAACCGGGTCCGCATGAGCAGGCTGATTCGCAAGCGTTGTCACCGTTCTATCAGCCGGAAACCCGGCTGGCTGCGGTGTACGACGTGGGCGGTGCGCCACTTCCGGATACGACCCTGGATTACAATACCGGGCGAGTTGCTGATCGGGATAACGGCCAACTAGTGGAGTTCACTGGTCCCGGCCACACTCCTGGCGCGTACGACTTGCGCGGAGTTCGGGGCGAGCCGGAAGGCTTTTCGTCCTACGGCGATGAAGACGACGACATTGATGATGATGTTATCAATGAAGTTCTCTCAATTTCCAGCGTTGCAAAGTTGAAGGCTAGGCTCAAAGAAGAAAATGTGAGCTTTGATTCTGACGACAAGCGCGAAGACCTGGAAAACAAGCTCGCCGTGGCTCTGCAAGACAAGAAGGATAACCAGCAGGCCGACAGCCAGGAGTAGCCAATGGCAACCCAGGCTCAGATTGATGCTGTCAGGATTCAACTTCCTGACGAGTCAGTTGACCTTGGTTTGACCGACACTATCATCAGTTCACAAATTGATAGTGTCGGTCAAACAAAAACAATTCTTTTTGGTTTGAGAGCAATTGCGGCAAAAATTGCCTCAATTGAAGATATCTCTGAGTCCGGTAGTTCTCGTACAGTTCAGTTTCACAATCGAATCATGGCAATGATTGTTGATTGGCAAGCACGCTCTGACGCAGAAGACACTGCAACTGGAACGTTGCCGCCAAAAATGAACGCTAAACTATACACAGGCGTACGAGTTTAATGGCACTCTCTACTGTTGAATTAGCAATTCATCGAAAGAATACGGACAATTTCATTTCCGCTGACCGTACGTACATTGTACTCACGCCTCGCGGAACAGAATCAATGGTCAACGGAACAAAGGTTTTCATTCCAGGCAATGATAGAGCAGAGCAATCTTTCAAGATTATCTGGATGGGAGAAAACGGAATCGTTCGCACCCCGTCCACCGATGGCGGGGTCCGGAGATTCGATTTCGTCCTCGTCGGTAGCTATGATGCAGCAGTGGATGTTGGGGATTACTGGGAAGTTGAAGACCAAGAAAATAGAATAGAATACGTTTACCCCTTCAATGGATACGAGGTTAAGGCCGGTGGAATCAGTAACGGGCCAAAGCCTGCGGGAGCTTGATCCAAGTGAAGTTTGTCAAATATGCGGTAATCAGTATTACGGTCCTCGCATTGTTGGTGGAAATAACGATGATATGTGCGCTAGGTGTTTTCGGGGATACCGATACTCTATCTTGGTAGAAGAAAACCAAGCAATGAGGACAATTTATGGCCCGCGTAAAAGTAGATTTTAACGATAGAAGGCTTCGTAAAAATCTGCAAACTTTTGACAGTAAATTACGCCGAAATATCAATGCACTTTTTGAATACAACGCTGGCTATGCAACAGGCTGGATGAAACAGAATGCCCGTTGGACTGACCGCACTGGTGCGGCGCGAACTGGTATTGCGGCCACTCATCATTCTGGCAAAAGCTTTGAAGAACTTTTCTTGGCTTATAGTGTTAATTATGGCATTTGGCTTGAAGTTGCGAATGACCGTAAATACGCCATTCTTACGCCAGCGTTGCGAATGATGGGCGATAAAATCATGCGTGACATGTCGTATTTGATTGATAGGATGAAGTAGATGATGCCTTCAATAATTTACGAGTTACTGGCCGAAGATGAAGTTTTGGCCGACCTTGGGATTGATGGCGACCGAATCATTGAATCTCAATCAGTAGATTCACTGCCTTACAGCGATGGTTATTTTATTACCGTTTCGTTTGAAGAATTAACTATGTCAACAGTTTCAGTGCTTGCAAGAGGGCCGCGTGTTGTGATAATGGCGGTTCATCACAATTGGGACATTGACCGCGACTATCAACCTATTGACAAAATTCTCAATAGGGTTGACCAAATCCTTTTACCACTAGAGAATGCTATTGGCACTGATGGCGTGCGAGTGTCGAAAGTGATGCGTCAAGGAAGATCGGCTAATATGGCTGATGAAGGATGGAAAACAATAACACGCACTGCAACTTACGGCGTTTTATATGACGAATATGCCGCCTAGTAAGATACTATGATCACCAATACCGCTTAATCACGGAGGAATAATGGCAGACAGACTTTCCGCAGCAGAGGTCAAAGATGAGGCTGACACCAGCCCTCGCGCTGTGACCAGCGACCTTGGCGGCGAACGCGTTCGTGCAATCCCGGCTAAGGGTGGTACAACCATCATTGTGAACGACAAAGATTTTCAGGATCATGGAATCAATCACCCCACTGTTACTTGGGACTTTCGCGTTGATTCTTTCACTGTCGGAGTGGGAAACGGCCAGCCCCTCTCAAAAGAGGCTGCCGACTTTCTAACTAACGGCTACCCTTTGTCTTTTGAGTACATTTCGAAGTAATCGAATGTGCTTGAAATTCGGTGTGACTCAAAAAAGCACGGCGAAGTAACAGAAAACTCAATAGGGATTTTTGAAAGAATCTGCGACAGTAGATTTTGCAAGACAAGACCAAATGAAGTTTCATTACATGTTTGGAACTTAGAAAAACTGCACGAAGATGGAACGATCAAACCGATCAACACGAAACGGTTTAAAAGACCGGAAGTGAGAGGAATCAACAAATGACCACACCAGTATCCGATGCCCTCCCCTACGGTGTGCGCGATATTAAGCTGACGCAGTACACCGATGCACTTGGAATGGTGCTGGGTACTACATCAGTTGATCTTCCGTACATCCAGACACTCAACTTCACTGAAGCCGAAGAGTTCTCTGAACTTCGCGGTGACGACAAAATGATCACTACCCGTGGTCGTGGTGCAATGGTCAACTGGGATTTAGAAGCCGGTGGCATTTCTGCACAAGCATGGGCCATCTTCTCTGGTGGATCAGTGATCGAATCTGGACTTACTCCGAACCGAATTGTTCAGCTTCTCAAGAAGTCCACGCAGTCTCGCCCCTGGTGCCGTATCGACGGCAAGATCATTTCTGATTCCGGTGGCGACGTTCTGGTCCGCATTTACCGTTGCCGCGCAAACGGCGATATCGGCGTTAACTTTGCGGACGGCGAGTTCACCACCACCAGCGTTTCCGGTGTTGGCTACCCGCTGCTGGACGACACCAACGATCTGCTGTACAGCATCTTCCGTCGTGAGACTGAGGCTACGCTGACGCTGACCCCTGACCCGAACCCGGTTCAGTCGCCGCTCAACCTGTCTGTCGGTACTGTTACTACCACTACGGCAGTGCTTACCTGGACCCCGGTTTCCGGTGCTACCGCGTACGTGGTCGAGCGGGCACCTGGCCCTGGACCGACCTGGACGTACGCTTCCGGTGGTACGAACCCAACATCTGCCAACATCACCATGGCATCTCTCACTACCGGTACAACCTACCGTGCGCGAGTCAGTGCCATCGTTGGCGGCAAGACTGGCGATCCCTGCCCGTACATCGTCTTTACTACGCTGTAAAACGTAAACCTAAACATTCACTAGGAGCCTTGGGAGGCCAGAATGGGAAGTCCGGAAACAAAGTACGCTCTTGGTACGATCTGGTCTAAGTCAAAAGAGTTCAAGAAACCTTTTGATTATGTGCTAGAGAACAGCAAGCAGACCGTGCTTTTGCGACGGCTAGATATGGGCGATTTGCTCAAACTTGGCATTGCAGAGGAAATGGACTTTATGTCCAAGGCTCTGATTACCGGCGATGCAAAAGATGAGCAATCAGCCCAAAACGCTGTTGCCGATGCTGTCAAACAATCGGCCAACTTCTCCAAAATGGAGAGGATGATCAACAAGGTTGTGTTGGCGGGTTTGGTCGAACCGCGCCTGTACGTTGTGCCTGAGCATGAAGCAGCCCGCCAAGCGGGGCTGACGTACATAGATGAAATTCCGTGGGAAGATCGCATGGAATTATTCTCAGTTATTTTTGAAACAGAGGGCTTGTCTACGTTTCGCGAAGAACAAGAAGATGGTGTGGGAAACGTGGCAGATGTGTCAATCGTTCAACTGCCTGCCAACGGACCTGTGGATATTCGATCCGACGACCCCCAAGGGGTTCTACTTTAATAGAGGGGTCTTCTATTTTGGCCGAAAAGTCGAGTCAGATATGGCAGCCGCAGAGAACTCATCACGCAAAAACAAAAAGCCTGGTGTGGGAACTGATCGGCTGGCTAACGCAGCAAGACTATCGGCATTGGAAAAGAACATCGGGGTTAGTGTCAAAAGGCATCGTGATCCCGGTGACGTAATGAGTGGGAATCCGTTCTCTAAACCGGACGATAAAGAGAGCAACAAAGAAGATACAGTTACTACAGTTGCTACTGGTTTTTAGAAGGAGGGTTCGGTGCCCAATAACGATTTAGGTACCGCCCACGGTCGGATACGTGTCGATTTTGAAGACAGGGGTTCGGCTGCTGCTACTGCTGCATTAATCAAAATGCAGAAGCAGTTTGACCAGATGAACAAAAATCTGGTCAAAATAGAAAGGTCTTTAAAAAATCTTGACAATGGCCTTGAAAGTACAGAGGCCGAATTAGAACGTAATACTCGCGCTACTCGTAAATATTCGACTAGTCTTTTTGACGCGCACAAGTCCATTGCCCGTTTCTCCAAAGACACGCGAGACATGCAGCGCGACTTGCGTATTGCCACTTTTTTAATGCAAAAAGCTAGGGATAAAGCCCTAAGTTTAGCTGGTGCAATAAGGTTCTTGAACAACGCTGGCGGCGTTGACATGAATCGAAAAAATATTTTCAGGGCCATGACAATTTCATTGGCTGGTCTGACAGCGCAGACAAATAAAACAGCCAATGGTATTAATAACTTTTCTCAAAATCTT